ATTGCCATTGCTCCAGGACTCCATTGCCACAACCCTACAATATTGCCAGTGCATCATTGCTACACTATAGCCTTGTATCATGGCTTCACTGTTACATTGTTACCTAACTACCTGGAATCATTGATGTATCGAATCATTGTAGCATAGTAGCCACCCTTACAATTGTAGCCATGGTATGTGTTTTCAATGATTTAGGATTTTCATAGGAGCATTGCATCATTGACCCCATGCCCCAAAGTTGCTTTGTCATTATATATTAAGTAGTCACCAAGATACATAAAACCTAAAATCCCATATAATACTTGACTCTTTTGATACATTACTAAAATAATTCGCATTTTCACGAATACTTTGGTAACAATGTATTGTGTGTTCAAAAACATACGCTTCCTTGTTATGGTGGGGCAAAGAAACAACCGAATGCCTGATTCAATGCCCCACTTTATTAATCAAATAATTTTCCACGGTTTCTTGACTACCCTCACTATTATTGGCTACAATGCTAGAGTGAACGATCTTATCTATAAAACAGGCGATGATGGAGTGGTGCGTGGATACGACATGGTATCTGGTGAACTTGTATCACGTTCGGATAACATCGACATGTATCGTAGGGTTCCTTATACCTTAGAGGTAGCACGTAAAGTATTAGAGCTTGTGAGGAACGGAGAGACGATCTCAGCCATTTCAAGACACGAAGGTATGCCTAACCCTGGGGTCATTTATACATGGCTACAGAGCCATCCTGACTTCAAAGAAGCAATGGAGCAGGCTAGACTGGATCGTGCAGAAGTGTTCCATGATAAGGCTATTGCAACTGCTGAGAATGTAACAGATAAAGATGAAGTACCTGCGGCTAGACTTCTAGTGGATACATATAAGTGGGCGGCAGAGAAAGGAGATAAGAACAGATTCGGTTCATCTAAGATTGACATTGATGTGAACCAACGTGATATAGTAGTAATTGATACAGGGATTGATCGGAGCAAGACTTATGATGAGCCTATTGATGGACAATTTGTTGAAGTTTCCCAAGAAGAGGGAAGTGACTCCGATGCTGCTCAAGGAGCATCAGAGGATACAGGATTACTGGAAAGAGATCAGGTGGACGCAGGAGAAGATGAGGGAGAAGATGACACCGTATCAGGTGGCGCAATACAATCAGCAAGCGAGGGAGATGATACGGAGTCAAGTGAAGTTGGTGAAGGATGAGTGATACAGTCCCTACAGGTTATACGCCTAGACCACATCAGGCGTGGTTGCATAGTGTGTTGAGGCGATTCAACGTATTAGTCTGTCACAGACGTTTTGGCAAGACAGTATTTGCATTGAATGAAATGATAGATCAAGGGTTTAGATGCGACAAGCATAACCCTAGGTATGCATATATAGCACCAACATATACTCAGGCTAAACGGGTTGCATGGGACTATCTTAAAGAATATCTTAGAGACACACCGGGAGTCAAGACATATGAACAAGAATTACGAGTTGACATTCCACGACCCAAGCGAAGAGACACTTTACGCTTTAGCCTCCTTGGTGCAGACAATCCAGACTCAATTAGGGGTGTCTATCTCGATGGATGTATATTGGACGAATACGCTCAATGCGACCCTGCACTTTGGGGAGAGGTTGTATTCCCTGCTCTCACCGACCGCGTGGGCTGGTCTATCTTTATTGGAACACCCAAAGGACAAAATCACTTTTTCGATATCTACAACGTAGCTAGGCAGAACATGTTACATGATAACAAGGATATAGCTGACGAATGGTTTGCTACGATACAGAATGCTGATAAGACTAAGATACTAGATAAGCCTACACTAGAGATGGCTCGCAGTGTAATGAGCGAGGAAGAATATGACCAAGAGTTTGGTTGCTCGTTTACAGCAGCGCTTGTAGGTGCATTCTATGGCAAGCTGATGAATACAGCTAGGAATGAGAACAGGATAGGCAGTGTACCAGTGGAGGCTGATGTTCCAGTACATACTTTCTGGGACTTAGGATATTCTGACACCACTGCTATTTGGTTCTTGCAAATAGTTGGAAAGGAGTTTAGACTAATAGATTACTATGAAACGAGTGGACAGGAGATCGCACACTATGTCAAGCACTTACAGAGCAAAGACTATGTTTACGGGGATCATTACGTGCCACATGATGCTTCTAAGACATCTCTACAAACTGGGCGCTCCATGCTTGAAACAATGCGTAACCTTGGTCTTAGACCACAGATACTACCGAGGGAACCAGTATTAGATGGTATCAATGCAGTTAGGCATTTATTGCCTAGTTGTTGGTTTGATGAGAAGAGGTGCCACAGAGGCATAGATGCGCTGTGTAACTATGAGAAAAAGTGGGATGCTAAGAACAAAGTGTTTCAACAAAAGCCTTTACATAACTGGGCATCCAACGGGGCAGATGCATTTAGATACTTGGCGATGGCATCAAGAAGGTTGTCTAATACACGAAATGAGGTTAAACTAGATAGGTATGGCAGACAAATCAATAGACCATCTGCTATAATGGATTACGATATCTTTGGGGGAATGTAATGGCTAAAAAGAAGAAAGATGAAGAAATGGATTTAACTCCAGCAATTAATCCCTTATCTTTTTACCAAGGATTGGGTTACGATCCAGTTTACAGAGAAAGAGTTGCTAGAGAAAATATAAATCCTATGTCTGGAGCAGGCGCTAACTTATTATTTCTAGATATGATTAGAAATAGAAGAGTCGGAGGAAGAAACGTAGCTCAAGCGGCATCACAATTATTTGCTCCAGAATCAGGCGACCCAATGGCGGATTTAACAGGTACTTATTATCAAAGATATTTTCAATTTGGTAATAATGCAGAAAAAAAATATCAATAACAAAACGTAAAACAATTTATGAATAAGTATGGAAAAGGGATAGAAAAACAACTTAAAGCAGTAGATAAAGCAAGGGCAAGAGAAATGGGTCTTTCATCACGAGACGCAGGGTTATCTTCGCTTGTTAAAAGAAAAAAATCAAAATTAGAAGAAGAAAAACAAGAGCAAGCTAGTCTTGTGTAGGAAACATAATGAATAAAAATGCAGAAAAGCTTGTTAAGCGTTTTAACAAAATAAAAGGCGAGAGACACAACTGGGACGATCACTGGCAGGAATGCTCCGATAGAGTATTGCCACGAAAATCTGATGTTTATATAGAACCTTGGAACAGAGTTAAAGGTGAGAAGAAAAACAATCCTACACTGCTTGTTGATTCAACTGCGGTTAATGCTAACGTAAACCTTGCAGCAGCACTACATAGTATGCTTACCAACCCATCACAGAAATGGTTTGAGCTAACAACTGGAGATGATGAGAGAGACTCAGAATACGAGAATGCATTGTGGTTAGAATCAGCAACAGATCTCATGCACAATGTATTTAACTCATCTAACTTTCAGACTGAGATACATGAATTATATTTAGACTTAGGTTGTTTTGGAACTGGCGTATTAGAAGTTTTGCCTGATGAAGAATCAATAATACGTTTTAAGTCTAGACCAATCTATGAAGTTTATATTGAAGAAGATGCTACAGGTAAAGTAAATAAAATATGGAGAGAGTTTGAACTACCACTAGGGGAGCTATCTGATATTTTTGGGGAGGAATCATTTAGCGAGTCTATGCTTAAAGACCTAAAGAAAGATCCAACGAAGAAGGAAAGATTGCTGCATGTAATTTGTGAAAGCGCTGATGCTGCTAGAATGGATTACGTAATGGAAAAAGGATACAAGAAAGATTATGTTTCTATGTATGTTACAACAAGAAAGCCTCACGTTATTGAAATGAAAGGCATGAACAATTTTCCATACCTTACACCAAGATGGTCAAAGCTAAGTGGTGAAGTGTACGGACGCTCTCCTGCCATGTCAGCACTACCTGACATAAAACTAATAAACCAAGTTAAGTCAAACATGATTCGCTACAATCAAAAAGCAACTGATCCACCAATGCTTATTCCTGATGATGGTTTTGGCTTACCAGTAGACTTGCGACCCGGTGGAACTACATATGTTAGAGCAGGAACACAAGATGAAATCAAGACTATTCCGTTACTAGGTCAACCACTGCTAACTAAAGATATTATGCAAGACTTGCAACAAGATATTAGAAGAGCATTCTTTATGGATCACTTACAACTAAGAGAAGGTCCACAGAAGACAGCACAAGAAGTTATGCAACTAAGTGATGAGTCACAAAGATTTATGGCACCACAATTAGCTAGACAGCATGACGAACTGTTAAGACCTTTAGTTGATATAGTGTTAGCACAAATGCTAACTAGAGGCATGTTTGGTCCTATACCAAGAGAACTTGCAGGTAGAGAAGTTAAAGTGCGATACACTTCACAGATTGCCAAAGCACAAAGAGCAAGCGAAGGTAACTCACTTATGAGAGCGCTTGAACTAAGCATGCCATTTATTGAGATGAATCCTGAAGCTACAGACATTTACAACCATGACGAAGTGTTAAGGTATGCAGGTTTTATTACAGGACTTGCAGCTAAATTATATAGATCACCTGAAGAGGTTGAACAGATAAGAGCATCTAGAGCGCAACAACAACAGTTAGCGCAACAGATGGCTGCAAATGAATCATCTGCTAACACTCTTAATAAACTTGGAAGTGTACAAGACATCCCCGGTATGGAACAAATGGCAGAAGAACTAGAATAGGAAACGTATGGAAAATGACATTCAAGACAAAACAGAATCGTTAGCAAACGCTTACAAGTTTGTATTCGATTGTGACGAAGGAAAAATTGTATTAGAGGATTTGATGCGAAAGTGTCACGTGCTTAACAGCCAGTTTGTTAATGATCCTTATGCTATGGCTTACGATCAAGGAAAAAGGCAAGTAGCCTTAGACATATTAAGAATACTAAACTTTGACATTGGCAAGTTTAGGAAACGCATAGAGGAGATGCAACAATGAGTGAAGAAGCAGTAGAAGCACCTGTGGAAAACACAGGTAGTTTAACGGCAGATATGCCGACACAAGAATCACAAGTAGATACTATTGTAGAAACAAAGCCTGATGTAAATCTAAACGATTTACCGCAATGGCTACATGAGTACAAAGACTTAGGACCAGAAGTATTAACAGAGCCATCGTTAAAACTTGTTGACAGCAATGAGAAATTACTCAAGGGCTATGTAAATGCGCAAAAGGCAATTGGAGCAAACAAAGTAGTAATTCCTAACAAACATGCAGAATGGGACGGACCAGAATGGAGTGATGTATTTTACAAACTGGGGCTACCTGACAATTTAGATTCTTATGAGGTTAAAGGATCAGGGGATGCGGAAGAAGATGAGTTTATTAAAATGTATAAAGAAGTGGCACTAAAAGAAAGAGTGCTGCCACAGCAAGCGCAAGCTATTTACAACTGGTACAAGGACAAAGGTGAAGAAGTTGCGAGAATGCAGCAAGAAGACATACAAAATCAAGTAGCGCAAGAGCAACAAGCACTTAGAGATAAATGGGGTGATAAGTATGATAGAAACTTGCAACTAGCACAAATTGCTGTTAGGTCAATAGATGACCCCGGATTTTTAGAGTACCTAGAAGAATCAGGATTGGCTACAAATGC